TTTGGGTTTGGAGTATACTGTGATTACGCCATTTGTAGCCGCATAGACGGGTCGGAAAAAGCTCCTACGATTGATATAGAATGTATACGAAAATTAAAAAATGGCGACAAATTATTCTTCAATGCGTGCAGCGCACCACATATGAATGATCAAATTGTGGCTTATATTTGCCACTGTTTAAACGAGTGTAATTTACAGTTGAATTTGTATATTATGTTTGAACCCGTTTTCCAGTGGAGATACCTTGAAATGCTTTTGCCGTTTGCCGTCAATATTTTTCTCATGAATAATGAATATGATCATCCTAAAATACATCACATGCCGATAGGTATTCGTGATGGCGAAGAAGTTCGCCCGGCACATAAATATTTTTCTCAACGTACTCTTTTCGCCGAAGGTAATACCCCTCGTGAAAAAAAATATTTGTGTATGATTTGTTATTCGCCAAATGATGAACGTAATCGTTGTACGGCAGCAATAGGCGACAAACCCTTTGTACTCAATTTGAACAATGAAGCGTTTGCGAAACAACCCTCTATTCACTGTGGTAAAGTTCCGGTTTGGGTTAATTACCAAAAAACCCACGAATCTTGGTATGTTCCTTCTCCCCCGGGTGCCGGAGTGGATTGTCATCGGTTTTATGAGGCCATCTATTTGGACACCATACCCATTGTCAAGCGAACACATACGGCATTCGATAAGTTGTACAATATTTTTCCTTGTTTGATTGTAGAGGACTGGACGGATATTACCGAAGAGTTTTTGGAGAAGAAAAAACCGGAAATGATCCAAGCGCTGAATGATTTTAAAAAAAAGTATCCCAACTGGATCACGGACGTGGGCAGTATTCACGAATTATTACTGAAAACTTAGTCAAGATGTGTTTGAAATAAATTCGGTAGAAACTTTGAACACATATACATGGCAATAAAATAACTCGTAATACATTTTTCAGGTTCATTCTTGAACATCTGTGCGTTACCCAACCAAATAGCGCACATAAGGGTTTTTACTATCATCGACTGGCCCATAATAAACGTTTCATTGTCGATATTTATATCAATGTCGATGTTTCGTTCTCTTATGATCAACTCTTGAATCGTAGAATTATCGAACTGATCGTAACCAGAAAGCGCAAAACATATTTTGGCATGGTCGTAATCGACGAAACCATAAATGCGCGAAGATCCGTAATAACCGCGCGGGTCGATGAATTTCAAATCGCCATCGGGGTTTGTCAAAATATTGTTGAATTGGCAGTCGCCGTGGATCATACCATATTCGTATACCACATCCTGATCACTTAAATATTCTTTGATATTTCTGCCGATCGTGTATAGTACGGTAGACAGGAGAGGAATTTTCACAGAATTCACGGTGTGAATAAAACTATATTCTTGAATGAAAGAATAAATGGGGAGCATACGTACCCGGACTTTTTCCGTCGTTTCCATGAACAAGTCTCTCTGGAATTCATTCCGATCCACCGGAATACGTATGTCGTGTAATTTTCGCAATTTGTCTAGTATAGTATTCAAACATACCGTCTGTTCTTCAGGAGTATACGAAGAAAAGCGCAAATAAAGGGGAACGAAATCCTTTAAATATTCCATTTCAATGGAGTGGTCTGTTTCCACAATTTTGTATATTTTCGGAACATCCTCACAAAACGGGATTTGTTGGTTCAATAGATAGCGATAAAAGTTCAGTTCATTTTCGATTTTCTCGTCGCCATAACTGTTCTTGCTTTTTTTGATCAGTTTTTCTCCGATACATTCGAGTACATTGAAATTGGATCCATAACCCTTGCGATCTAGTAGCATATATTACACTTATTGTAATATATTCAAGCGTTTGTTTATATTTATTTACGGTATTTACTGTATTTTCTTCACCCAATATTGTAAAAGATCATTCAATGTCGTTTCAATGGCGTATTTGGGTTGCCAACCCAGCTCGGTAATCAATTTGGTGGCATCACCGTCTTGGTATTGAATGTCAATCGGCCGCCAAAATTTGGGTTCGATTTCCATTTCAATGTTCGTCAATCCGCTCAGTTTTATCAACGTGTCGGTATAAAACCGCATTTTTTGTGGGGTACCCGCACACACATTATAGATATTTCCCGACGTACTGTCGTTTTCCATGATCAGAACGAAAGCTTCCGCAATATCACGTACATCAGCCACCACCCGAACCGTGTCCAAGTTTCCGATTTTGAGAACCTTCTCTTGTTTACCCAACATCATACGCGCGATTTGGATCGCATCCGAAGAAATCGAAAACTTGGAACCTCTTCGTGGACCCGTGAAACAAAAGGGGCGAACAATCACCGCATTCAATTGCTTATTCTTCATACGTTCCTGTAAATACATATCAATGGCCGCTTTGGATGCCCCGTACGGGTTCGCCGGCAAAAACGTGTTGGTTTCGGTAATTTTACGTCCGTCTATTCCCTCGTTGCCGTAAACCTCCACGGTGGAACAAAATATCAACTTGCACGTAGGTTGGTTGTCAGTGATCGCCGTAATAATATTGATTGAACCCATCACATTGATTTCCCACGTCATGATGGGGTCGGTAAAACTCGTGGGAGGGTGCGATTGAGCCGCAAGATGAAACACCCCGTCGAATTTGTGCTCCTGGAAAATCTTATTCATTGCGCGAAAATCGATAATGTCTCCGTATACAAAACGGATTTTTTCAAAGTCTTTGTCGTCTATGATATCACGAATGTCGTTCTCGCGTCCATTGTTGATTCGAATCAAAGCGTATACCTCGTGACCCCCGCGAATCAACAAATTGGCCAAATGTGGCCCCAAAAATCCCGTAATACCAGTTACCAAGTATTTCATGTAGTGTACATACGTGAAATACGTTTATATCATTTATCGAAAACTTGTTCAAAGTCATTGATTAAATACGCATCCGTCTTTTTAAAATGATCATAAAACATTGCGCCTTTTTCTGTAAGAATATAGATACATTTGGTGACGCCGATTAGTGCTTGATAACCCAGGACGGTATTTTCAATACCGATAATGTGCTTTTCATTTTTTCCGAATTTCTGTAGCGCCAGTTTGTAACATTCGCTGTCCGGTTTGGGTTCGCCGTAATCTTCGCGGGTAACCCAGTTTTCCAATAAATTAAGTGTAGGATTGCGGGTTTTGAAAGATTCTACCACCGCTTTACTCGTATTGGTCACTACCGCGTGTCCTATATTGAATGTGTGAATATATTCAATCAGTTTTTCGCCGTTTTTCATCAACAGAACGGGTTCGTCGTTATTCAACATGTATTCCGTCTTTTGTTGTTTAATTTGCGCCTTTACGGTGTCGCATACCAGCAAATTTTCTTTTAGAAATTTGTCCATCCCACCCTGTTGAATGGCCTGTTCATATGTATCATAACTCAAATTATACTGGATTGATGTGGACAATGCTTCACGGTACGCTACAAAGTGTAATTTGTCGGTATCTACCAACGTTCCGTCCAAATCTAATAGAAAAAAAATGTCATTTTTCGGGGGTTGGTCCGAATAAAGAGGTGGGTGATATAATCCGAAAAAACATCTCTGAATACATTCGATAAACGGGGTAAACGGATACTTATTAATTTTGTATTGATTATCAATCAATTGGGTGTCCAACGGGCGTTCTACGTCTTCGACCGGGACATCGCCTCTCTCAATGGGTTGGATGTGGTTCGCCATCGGTTTATGTAAAAAGTCGGAAATATATTCCGCCGTCTGATATTTGGTAGTAGTAACATGCGGGTTGTAATAATGAAATGTTCCCGATCGGGGTTTTTTCACCATATCGCCAATAAAATGACAGAAATCGGGAATGTAATTGGGGCGGCGCACCGAATAATTATCCTCTTTACTCGGTTCAATACGATTGAGAACCTTCTTACCGATGAGTGTAACCGCATTGTCTTCCAAATTGCGCACATTTTCTGTATACAAAACTGAAACACGGATTACGGTGGTGGTTTTACAGTTCGCAAATACCCTGTTTTCTGAAATCAACTTGGAAATGCCATAATTTTGAAGTGGGTTGGGCGAGGAACTGGGCAAATACGGCGGTGATTTGCCGTCAAATACATAATCGGTAGAAATGTGAATCAAATGAATACCCAATTTTTGACAAACTTTCGCAATTCGGTTCGGAAGATCGATATTGACCGATTTTGTAGTTTGCCAATCTTCTTCACAAACATTCACCATACGTTCCACTACGCAGTTGACACACACCGTGGTTTCGAAACTCTTCATGGCTTGTTCAATATCTTCATATTTATTGAAATCAACCTGAATCAAATTGGGAGCAGGATGACGGTAATAAGTGCCTTGATAGTCGATGCCATGATTTTGAAAATAAGCACACAAATCACCACCTAAAAGTCCAGAGGCGCCACACACAAACACCCGCGGTTTTTTCGAAATATTGTTTTTTAAATAGAGTTTGGTTAATAAAAGTTCTCGAAAATCAAACATATTACACTAATAAATAAATACATTTAAACTTTTTTCTGAATTGTTTTTATAATTTGTGTGGTGCTTTTATTTTCAACATTAGGAACTAGACAAATATTGCGTAAATAAGGATGTTTTTGGACGATTGCGTCGCGGGTATAGTCGTTTCCTTTGACCCAACAGTCGGGATCCACAATTTTCATGATATTTCCTAGAGACGTTTCGTTCGGAATGTTCTCCTCGTTGTAAAGAACAATATAGTCCACATAGTCAATCGTTTTAAATAAATCGATGCGGTCTTGGTAATTATTGATGGGGCGGTCTGGTCCTTTCAGTTTTTTAATTTGTTCATCGCTACTCAAACAAACAATGAGAACATCCCCCATCTTTTTGGCTTCATACAAGGTATTCAGGTGTCCAACATGAATAATATCAAAACAACCCGATGATAAAATGATGGTTTTTTTCTGCTCTTTCAAGTTCTCCACAACGAGTTTTAAATGTTGATTGTCGTAAATAATCTTGGCATTTTTTTTATAACCAATATTTTGTAAAGAGAGAATGAGTGCACTGTCGTCCGAGAACTGGAAACAGTCGGAAAACTCTTGAATAAAGGTCCCCTCCTTGAAAAACTGATTTTTATGAAAAACGGTACCTTCTAACAGAATGTTGTACTGATTTTTCTCCCATTTTATCGGCGGTTTGGGTGATCCTTTGGCCAATTTGTTTACTTGAATATCCACCCCAAATATATTTTTGGTAAAGTTCTCGTCAAGATAAAAGTATCCGTAAGAAGATAAGTCTTCGGGGGTTTCGAGAACCGTTACCGAGGATTCATATCCCGTTTTTTTGCGATTATAGTCGTCGTTGATGCGCAACAGATCGTTCTTGTCGCTGAAATGTAGACGATCATTGAATATCTCGATTTCCAATAAACACACTTCCTCCGAAAAAGCAGAAATACCGTGAAAATTATAATGGGGCAAAAACACACTGGACAACTCCGACAAAGCAATGCTTTTGTTGTCTATAAGAGACACTTTGGCCACACCTTTGAGAACAATTATTTGGGTGTCCTTGTTGAAATGACAATGTAGGGAGGTTTGGTGGCCTTTTTTGATGGTTAAACACCAAATTGCTGTCCGTTTGTTTTGAAATACCAGAAACTCGTGTCCCCACGGTTTCACGCACACTTTATTTTTATAATCAATGACCGCATGTTTCTCGTTTTGAAGTTGGGTATGGTTTGAAACGATCGACAGTTCATTGGGCAACGCATCAAATATGTGGTTTATCATATTACATGGATATTATTTTGAATTTCTATGTAGATTTTGATGTAATTATTATATTTTTATGTAACAGTGTAGATAAAAATACAATCGAGAACCTAGTTTACAATATTCAGTTCATAACAGTTTTTCATGATGTTGTAAAAATCGTCATGACCGTTTAAATAATAATATTGTACTTTTTTATTATTAATATTTACGGTATTCATGGTAAACAACGACCCCCCGTTATTTTTGAAATGGACTTCGTCACACATGTTACATATGTTGGCGTACATAACCAAACTTTTACCAGATATCTCTTTTTGAATGCCGAAATCATCCACCAATGATATCAAACGCGCATGTCTCAGAGTACACGTGTCGGGAACAATAATCACGCTGTCTGGGTTGTCGTTAAGAAGACGTTTAATATAGTCATTGTTGAAACTAGGAGGTAATGTTTCTTGGGTACTTTGTCCCATCAAATTGAAAAAGAAAATACGTTTATTGAAGACGGGCCGAACAATGTGGTGATGAAAAAAGGATACATCGAGTTGGGGTATTTCGGGGATGAGTTCTTTGTGATCATTCGTGTTGAATTCTAAATGAATTCCGGTGTTTGATTCAATATCTTTGAAAACCTCCTGTACAAATTCGCATCTACCGACCAAATTCATACAGGTGTTGTACGGTTTTACCAACATTTGCCACATATTTATATATAAATCACCCTTGTCGTCAATAGACCAGAGAACATCATGTTGTTTATACAAATAATCATTCTCATCCGGAACAATATTTTTATCAAACTCCCATTGATACGGGTTTACTTGTAGTGAAACCCGATCACATACCAAGTGTTCAAAGAGAATACTCGAACAACTCGGACTAATAACAAACTCGTAAGACGGGTTGTGTTTGACAATCAATTCTAACATTTTAGAACCAAACAAAACGTCACCATTATGCGCAGGATTATGGAGATAAATTTTCATCTTATGTTAGAATAGTAAATATAAATACAAATACAAATATAAATACTTTTTGTATTAAAATATAATAATAATACGGAATATGGAATTTGTGAATTGCCCCACATCATTTTACTCCGAAAATTACCAAAAAAACGAACTTTCCGAAGAAGAAATCCGGAAAAGGGACATGACCGTGGAAAACATCAAAAAGGATTTTTTGTGGTACGAAAACGTAGACAAAAGCGGACAAACTGTGTATCCACACATACGGGCACTTTTGGAAAGTAACCAAGAACTTTACCATGAAAAAAATGCCATTATATTTTTTGTAAATTCAGATACGGGATTCGGATCACAGATGATGATGTTTGTCCAATACTTGTATTTTGTTCAAAAGCGCATCAACGCCAAACTACACTGTCTTCCGTATTTTGGTCAAAATATTCTTAATTTTCAATACCACGAAGAATCGCTCTATAATTCATTCTTCCTGTATTTCAGATATTTTCCGGAGATTCAACCGGACGCCAAAATTTATTTTGTCAACATTGATACACCTTTGATTAACTTTTACGATGATCACGAATCACGTTGCCCTTTTTTTCATTACGACATATCCGAAGATGATTATGTAAATAACCATGCTATGAATTGGGATTATTCGACACATTTTAAAAGTAAATTCTCGTTGAAAATTGGCGGACACATAATTAATTATATAGACAGTGTCCGGGATGTGAACCGTAAACTGATTGGTGTTCATGTGCGAGCATTAGCGAATGTTATTTACAGTGGCGGCGAACATGGTGTCACCATTCAATCAAATTTGTTGAAATTGAGAGACAAATTGAACAAGAAATATGGTGACGCATACGACATATTTTTGGCAACGGATGTCAATTCATACATACAAATGGTTGAAACCATATTTGTGGGGCATAATGTGTATTATATCAAAGAAATAACTCGAATGGAATATGACCAAACAATTGAAGACGACAAGATTCTCTTGTTGGATTCGTCGATCATGTTACAAAATTACAAAGGATTCAAACTTGGGTCTGAAATCTTGTACGATGTTTTGGCACTTACTTTGTGCGATGAGTTTTATTTGAGAAAAACGAATGTAGCTTTTATGACGGGATTTATAGGAAATAATAATAATGGAAAAAGATATATATAATACATGAATTGTATGATTATATCATGTCAATTTACGAAGATAAAACAACGTATATATCTCACCGCGGAATATTAAAAAGTTGTGAGTTTGGTGTACTTTTTCATCCTTATCAACAATATGGACCAATGAATGTTAATATAAATTTGGATGAAATGAAGGATGGCTCGGTGTTATATGTTTCGCACCAATGTTTACAGAAGGATTTATTGGATAAAATACACTGTAAAGTTATATTGGTGCTAGGTGACGACGATCATACGTTTCCTTACGGCCATTTTATTTTAGAAGATGATGATATTGATATAAAAAAGTACTACCATGAAAATCCCGCGTCGATTTTTTCACAAACCAAACATTTGGAAGCGGCCGAAGCCTTTTATAACAAGGCCGATTACCTCGCGTTTATAGAGTCGGAAAAGATCATCCATTGCTTTATTCAAAACTGCGCAGTATCCCATCCAAAAATAACAAAAATACCCATTGGGCTGAACTATCATACTTACCAATGTTTTGGGCAGAACGCGCTTGAACAAGAAAAAATTATCAAACAAATACAGTCGCAAAATGTTCCCCTGAAACATAGAATAATGAAATGTTACGGAAATTTCCATTTCAATAAGGATGCATCGCGGTTCGGTTATGACCGTATAGACGCAGTATCCCAGATTTCTAAGGATTTGATCGATTATGCGCAACAAAAAACGGAAAAGTACGAATCGTATCTTATTCAGACTCAATATATGTTCGTGGTAAGTCCGCACGGTAATGGGTTGGATTGTCATCGTACCTGGGAATCCATTTACATGAACTGTATTCCGATTGTAAAAACTTCGGTTTTGGACGATTTATATGACGATCTACCGGTATTAATTGTGAAAGAGTGGGAAGATATAACGCAAGAGTTATTGGAAACCACGGTAGAGGCCTTTAAAATGAGGCCGTTCAAATTCGAAAAATTAACACTGAAGTACTGGGTAGATAAAATTTACTCTTACAAAAATACATAAATCATATTTTACACCTACAATATGATTTATTCGGGTTTACGGCAAGTAATACACAAGTGCCAGCCTAAAACCTTCTCCATGGTTTTGAATTCGTCGTCGGTCATTTCTTGGAAAATATCTTCCTTGACGTACTTGTACTGTTTGTATTCTTCGATTTTATACGGGAAAATATGGGTCTGAACAATTTCAATATTCACAAAATCTTTCAGAAGCTCATATACCTCATTTTTCGTATAAACGTTTGCGATGGGGACATTATCGTTCGCCTCGAACTGGTCCGACCCGCTACAGATTTGCTTGTACTTGTAAGAATTCTTGGCGTACAACATCAATTTGAATTCGCCCCCGGGTTTCAACAGTCCATAAATATTGCGAATCGCGAGATTGATATCGGGAATATGATGCAGCACACCAAAACTGTAGACAAGATCAAACGTTTTGTAGAATGAAGATGTTTCACCCAATTCATTGGTATAATTGATATTTATTTTATTGATACTTTCAATATTCGCGGTATATATTCCTCCAGTTAATCCAAACAACTCTAAGCGTTTTTTAGCTAATTCTACAGAGTAATCTGAAATATCCAATCCGATATAATTTGCCCCAGACTCGATAAAACTTTGCGCGGCGGTACCGATACCACACCCAACCTCCAATACGTGCTTCCCATTGTAGTTTTGGAATTTGGCAAACTCCAAAATATGCGGTTCTACAAAATATTTTCTCTCGGTAACCTCTTGGAAATACTCCTTGGTACCGATTTCCTTGTTGGAGTGTTTGATGTTACACGGGCGATCGTTCCAGTATGAATATACCTGATCTATAGAAGGCGCGTCGCCACTGTTTGTTGTAATGTCCGTTTTTTGTTCGGGTTCGATTTTGGATACCGCTGGTTTCAAACGGTCACCGACATTGATAGAAATATCCGAACTTTCCTCGTCGATCGCCTCGTACATGAAAATATTCCCGTACTCTTTCTTTACCTCCTCTATGGTTACCGCCTTGTCTTTAATCACTACAGTTTTACCCCTTTGTTTGATGATGTTCGCAATCTTCAATTTAGCCGACTCCTCAATCAAGGGGATTTTTGAATTCTCCTTGTAACACACCCCTTCAATCACGAAACAGACGTCCGGACCCTGAGATTCAGAGTTGGATAAAATTTGGTTGGCCTGAAAACACACGTGCTCTTCGTTATATTCCGTGGTGGCGGCCAACATACTAGAAACTATTCCGTTTTGATCCATCAGCTGTTTCAATGCCTTGGTGTCACGTGGAAAACAGGGTCCACCGAAAGAATATCCGGGCCGGAAATATTTATTACCAATACGACTGTCCGAGCCGATGGCATCGAGAACCGTGAATTTGTTCGCACCAATAGTATCACACAAGTCAGAAACCATGTTCGCAAACGAAATCTTTGTAGTAATGAAACCGTTGAGTGAGATCTTAACCAGTTCCGCGTCAAGTGGATTCATATAACAAAACTTGGGGGTATTTTTACACATTTTCGTATAAAGCACATTCAACGTATCTTTCAGACGTTCGTTACGAGTACCTACTAAAATAATGTCTGGGTACTGAAACCCCTTGATAATATCACCTTGTGCCACAAATTCCGGATTATAACTCAACGAACAATTTTCACAGTCCTCCAGAAGATTAATGCCGATTTCGTCAATGTATTTTGGCATGACGGTACATCCCACAATAATGTTCTTATTTTTAGGCTTATGACGGTTTATCTTGGACAACACATTCGATAAAATTTGGTGATCGTAAAACTTCTGACCCCCCGAGTTCGGCGTCTGAACAATGATAAAAATATTGTCAGAAAACTCCAACCCGGCATTAAAGTCGATGGTAGCCGTGAAATTTTTACTGGAGGCCAATAACTCGTTGTAACCGGGTTCCAACGACGTCAATGTTTTCTCGTTGATTTGTTTGACATACTCTGGAAAAATATCTACCCCCATCACATTGTAACCGATATTTTCCAAAAGTAACGCAAAACCCAGTCCGAGTTTTCCAATGCCAATAACTGTGATATTGTTGTCACGATTTGACATTGATAGTATTGTATTCCAACATTCCAAATCTTTATATTTTATTTTTACAAATTTCATTATATTATTTGATAATACTCACCAACCGTCATTTTTTTACTAGAAGATATACTTTCTGTGGATTTTTCGGTATATTTTGAGTAAGGTATGATACGAAAATCCAAACTCATACGTGTTTTTCCGGTAACATTGATGCGATTGTAGTGACGCAATTGGTTGAAATAACACATAAAAAAACGGTTAGTTTGTATGGTCAAATTCAAAAAATTTTCGGGAGTTACATTGGAGTGCATGGAATGTTCGTAATAAATCGAATTTGTATCGTACATGTCTGTAAGAGGAACAATAAAATTTATTTCCTCGGGTGAATGATTGAATTCGGCATCGCAATGAATACCAATGATATCTGGGTTTGGATCTGTATCGCGACGACCAATGGCAGTAGAACCCGGAAAACAAATTCTCAAGTTCGGGGTAGCTTGATATACTAGAGACGTTTCTTGCGGAAAAAGCGGTTTGACATGTGTAACGATCAATTCTTTGTACAAATCAAAAAAAGTGGGATCGGAATCGATAAACGTATAGTAGTCTTTGATGAAGATACTGCTTCGATCATTTTTACCAATTTCACAAATCTTCAGAATATCCTCTTTTTTATCCACAAAATGTTCGGTATCTAGTATTTCGTGAAAATTGTACAAATCCCCCGAAAAATCGTATTTATGTTTATATATTTGCTTTACAATATTTTGTAAATCGGTACAAATTTGGTGATTCTTATAATCGATTGTCCTATATAAAAAATTTATTTCTTCCGGGACATATTGTGATTTTTTGTGTGACATTTTAATCAATAAAGTATATAAATATATCAAGTATATTTAAATTATAAATATTCAAATTATATAATTATATTCTGATGAATATCAGTAACTATTATGTGGATAAAAGAACATTAGAATCAAAATACAGAGAAACCCCCAGTATAATCATTGAAAATGTGATTGAATGTGTTTTAAATAAAACGCCCATGTCGTTTTCGAAATATGGTGACGGTGAATATTACTGCGCAAGTGGCCATCCGAACGTAGGAGAACATAACTGTGATCGTGATCTTTACACAGAAAAATTACGCAACGGACTGCGTGATGCCTTTGTGTATATGACGACGAAAGCCGATAACAGTTATATTGGTATGTGGATCGAGGACGAAAAGGTGGACTTTTGGAAAAGCTTGGTACCGGAAGATACCAAGTTCAGATGGGCCGAATATCACACATTTATTGTGGACGTCATGGATTTCAACAGTGATCTGTATCCGCGCAAATTGAAAATGTATAAAACGATTCAAGAGTCGTTGTTGAAAAAATACATCATATGTAATCCTCTTTTATTGAAATCCAAGACACTGTTGGATGCTACCGCGCTTATTCACGTGCCGTTTCAAAACTGGTTTGACCATAATTTTCAAGAATTGATCGATTTAGTTTGTGCACAAATTGGTGATGACGAACAACCGATGGTAATTACGTGTTGCGGTATGGGTGCCAAAGTGGTGATTGCCGAATTACATAAAAAATATCCCCGCGGTATTTTTCTCGATTTTGGTTCGGCGATGGATCTACTCTGTACAAAACGTGATTCACGGGGAAGATTTTACAATTATGACCACATATTTGGGGCGTTTTCTTCTATTTTGCCGGAGGACTGGCACGATCCAAAATACGAAGATCTTTATCAAGAAGCCGAACAACATATGGGACTACATATGCGGTAATTTCATTTTTTTGCGTACTCTATATAAAGGGTTGACCCATATATTAAGTATATGGTTTTTTATTTTATTTTTACAACATCGTTGGTAGAAAACGATTTCGACCTACGTCAGACCGAATATGAACATTCTCTGAACGATTTTGTGACATATTACAACAAGTTGTGTCCGGAGATTTCTAGTAAAATAACGCCAATTATTGTGGAAAATGATCTGCGAAACCGTGCGTCATTACCCCAATCATTTTTAGACCACTTTCCAATGAACGTATTTTACACGAATAGTAATTCGATTGTTACAAAAAATCGCGGTATCAAAGAATTGACGGACATACACAAATGTATTGAACATTTCAATATTCAAGACGACGATTTTATCATTAAAATGACCGGTAGATACTGTCTGGACATTATGAATTCGCCATTTTTACAATATTTGGAGGAAATGATTCAAAACGATCTTAAAACCGAGTGCATCATTCGTTACGGAAGTTATCAACGTGCGCCGGTTCCCCATAAAATAGACGATTGTGTTACCGGACTCATCGGAATGAAATGCGAATATGTAAAACAAATACCGATTCCCCAAGAAACCGAATTTTTGGAGCATTTGTGGGCCAAAGTCAGTATCTTGATACCGGACAATCGGGTAAAAATATTGACCAAATTAGGTATTTATATTGCGCCAGGCGGACACCGTTTTTATTTAATTTGAAATCAGTACTAGCAATATTGATTTCAAACGATATTTTTATACATCATAGTAAGGATTGTCGTGGATTTTCATACCACAATATTCTTGTGGTTTTTTCTTATAATCTTCCGGATTATGAATGCCGGCTTCTTTGGCGTTCTCCAACAAGAATTTGAAATTTTTCCAGAATTCGCTCTTGTGGCCGATCGATTTGGTCATGATATGCGAGAGTTCATGAATCGAGACAAACATGAGGGTATGTTCGTCGATGAGATTATTGTTATCACTTTTTTCTCGGTTCAAACAAAAGGCCAATTTTTCGCCCTTGTTCTCACTGTACGCGGTGTATTCACTGGTAGGAAGAGTTTCCATTACTTTCTGGGGATTAAAGTTTTTGACCAGCCGTTTTACATCTTCATTGTTGGGATACTTGTTTCCCACATATTTTACCAATGATTTACATTTTTCGGTAATTTTCGCGAGCAAATCGGCGGCCTTTTGGATGTTTTCACGTTCTCGAACGCAATATTTGTTTCCATCTACCGTGGATACAATACATTTTAATTGAAAACTATCACTATCATAATAAATATACAGGCCAATAACGATAATAAATGCTATTAATGCGTATCCTAAAATATCAATCTTGAGCATATATTATATCTTGTTATATTTATTTGATTCTATTACATATTTTGTGTATCAATTCTTGGGAAGGAAGATTGTCGCCCAGAAAACATATCGACATGTTTGTGGCTTTGAAATAGGTTTCTATTACTTGATCGATGTCTTTTTTTGTAATTTTTTTGTAGTACTTTTCGAATGTTTCCGAGACGGGAACTACTTCCTGCTCTGGATGAATCATAAATTGATAACCATTGTGTCGAACGGCCTTGTCATTGTTCACCAGCGATAAATTTACCGCACCTTTCAAATAACTTTTGGTAAGATTCACTTCGTTCGTAGTTACGCCATTATTAACTAAATCTAAAATAAGCGCGACTAAAATAGGTAAAACTCCGGGACGGTTGGATCCGTTGAAGATTATTTTTCTGCCGTCTGCTTCAGAATAAATATAAAAATCTCCGGTCATCTCGTTGTAATTTGTGTAGGATTTCGTAGTATATGTAAGTCCGTGTTTCTCACGCAACAACAAATATAAACGTGAATTGAACGTGTTACTCAAAAGTGTGGATAAAAAGTTGAGTTTATACTTATCTTTCAACAACGTACGAACCCCCCAACAAATGTGGGTAGTATTCAGACCCTTTTTTGATTGTAAATTGTATTGAATCGCAGGTTGAGGGGTTAAGTATGGTAAAATGCCGTATTCGGAAGACAATGTCGTTCGTGGACGGTTATTCACGAAATACGTTGTTTCTATAGACTTTTTGATATCTTCAAACGGTAAATTCGATACAATACTGATAACCATATTGGACGGATGATAAAAATGATGGTATAATTCGAGAACATTTTTGTATACAAAGGGGGTTTTGTGATAATCCAGGGTATCAATTGGGTAAGCGTACGAACTACCCTCGTACAAAAGTTCATTCAGCTTGTCGGAAATAATATTCAGGTCGTTGTCCGAATCACGAATATTTTCCTCAATTACCACCTTTTCCTCTTTTCTGAATTCTTTCACATCAAATTTTGAATTCAACATCATATCTGATAATATTTTCAGGGAGTTTTTGATATGTTCGTCATTACATTTCAATGTGTAACACGTGTATCTCTTTTCGGTATAGGCATTAATAAACGCACCGATTTTGTCAAAGAACAACATTAATTTTTTGGACGTCGGTATTGAATGAGTGCCCTTAAAACACATGTGTTCAATAAAATGCGCAGCACCGCGAACGCCTTCCTTTTCATACGCAGAACCGAAATCACAAAACATGTAAATATTCGAATTGGGAATATCATGGACAGATTTTTCATAAATGACACGTAGTCCGTTGGGATAAACATGTTTCTGTATCGGCATTATAATGTTAATTATTTATATTATCATTATATAATTTAACGAGCACATTGGCCAATCTCGAGAGGAACACGGCCGATGTCGGGCTCAATGGTGCTGTTGTTCCAAGGACCAACATTCATTTTGGGAATCACGGGATCAGAGCGCTCCTGGTAGTTGGGGTTGCGCAAGGATTGTCCAATCGTGTCCAAACCAATCAAGTAGCCGGCATCAAGTAAGTCGGGCATGACAATGTTTCCCTGATTGATCATGTTGAAGTCACTAAATTGGCTGTTCTGGTCCTTGGGAAGAAGATCCTGAGGAGTTCCCGTCGACTGCGCCGTGTATCCACCCGTAGATGGTTGTTTAACCGCGGGCTGCGGTGGCACGACAGGGGCGGTTGTCACTGGAGCCGCATTCGTGGTTCCGTTACCCATGACAAATCCACCACTGTAACCATCTTTTGTATTGCTTTTAGTGTTGGAATATCCAAACAATACATAGGCTAAAATGAGAAAAACGACCAAAATAATGACACGTTGCGTTGTAAAAAATTTGAAAAATCCACGAGAAAACTCCTTAAACATTCTGTTTATATAAACGGATGATAAAATTATTTCAAATTAAATTTTTTCAAAATCCTTTTCTTCCTCGTTACCATAATCATTGTATTCATATTCTTCATTTTCCGTTAAATCTTCCAACATGTACATATTTTTAATACGCTTGGCTTCCAAATAACTAGATAATGCTAAATCTTTCGCAATTTTTGCTTTTTTCATCGCTTCTTTATACATTTCATAATATACCTCGTTCCGGTCTTTCAGTACGACCTTTTCTTCGGGCATTTCATCTAAATTAATTTTAACTTCTTCCAAAAATGGACGTACCGGTTCGGTTTCTTCCGTTTCTTCTTTTTCCTCCGCAGGACTTTCTTCCGGACTCTCCTCAGCACTCTCTTCGAGACTCTCTTCAGGATCAATCTCTTCAAAATTATCGATAATATCTTCTTCCTTCAGCAAATCTTCTTTTTCCTCGGTTTCGGGGACCTCGTCGTTGATAACATTTATTTCAAGTTCCTCGATTGGGGTCAATTCAGCGACAACTTTTTCAGTATTTTCTGGTAGAGAGTTCTCTACGGGTTTCAACACGGGAGTCTTCGATGAATTGGTCAGTAAAATACATTTATCAAATAAATTAGGCGGCTTCAATACCAACAACTGTTTTATTTCAATATCTATCTGAAACCCGCGCGGAGAACATTTAATACCCTGAATTTCTAAAACAGATATAACGGGAGTATTTTCTTGTAATTTATCGATATCTTGGAGGTTTTCGTCTTCGTCATAAATTTTCAAATCAGATTTCCCTAAAACAGTTGGAACAACAGACCGTAAAATATAGTATTTGCCGGATTTGAAAATTTTTATGGGTGATGTAAACGAGTTCTCAATGTCGTGTTGTTCTAAATTTGTCTCAAACCATTTTTCACGTTTGTTAAAAATAAATGTTTGGCTGTAGTTTTCTAAATTTTCCAACCACTGAATAAACTCTTCATGTTCGTTGGTAAACATCAAGTCACAATATATTTTTTTCCCAGCCTTAATCACACCTTGTTTAATACTACATTTAGGTGTTCTTATGTACAACGGGTTGCCGTTAAACAAATATTTAATAAAATGATTCCCGCCAGAAACAACTGTAGGCGCAGTTAATAATAATTTTTCGAAATTAAAATCCGAGGTGGGATCGTGTATTATGTCCATTTACCTTGAAAAGATATTTTTATTATTTACATGGCACGAATTCCGTTTGATTTGCCGGTTTAAAATATTCGTTTGTTTTAATAATGAAAACGATCAAAGACAGTTGTATCGAATTTTTTAAAAACGAGGACATAAAGCGCGATGTAAAAGATGTTATACACCCAATTGTATGTTTGATTTATAACGAGATGTATATTTACATTTGGTTGATTTGTTTTTACCATATTTTGCTTATTTTTATTATTTTAGCCAATTTATATTTATTGCTTCGTTTGATTTACTCTACGAATGTTCCCATATCTATTTTCAATTCATCCACATTATAAAATAATATGTTATTAATATATATATAATGTCAAGCAAACGTCAACAACAACGTCAACAAAGACAGCGCCGCAGTGTGCGTGGTGGGATGGGGGCTTCAGATTATGCGATCAGTACATATGGAGACGCGGGTCATCAGATGCGCGGTGCGGACGGCAGTATCGCGGTGAAGCCAGGATGTACCGTCGTTGGTGGCAACTCGCGCTCTCAGCGCCAACGTCGCGGGGGCAGAAGTGTATTGATGGACGTTGCGGTTCCCGCCGTTCTCCTTTACGCGAACAACAATGTTTACCCTAACAAAACGGCCAAGAAACCCAGAAAATACCGCCGTTCTACCCGCCGCTCTCGCCGTTAAATAATTATTTTATTATATGTATCGAATTTATAATAAAATGACCACAGTCCAGTTAGTAGAAAAAATACAAAAATGGGCACTTTTAGACACGCAAATTAAAAATATAAACGAAAAACTCAAGGATATTCGGGACACCAAAAATCGGCTCACCGAAGAGATATGTGATTACATTGAAAAGAACAACATCAAAACCAAAATTAATATTGGTGACGGACAACTGCTGATCAGTGAAAAAAAAATATATTCTCCACTCTCTTATGCTTATATCGAAGAATGTTTAGAAAAAATTATTGATGACGATGAACATATCGATTTTATTCTCAATTATTTGAGAGACAACCGTGAAGTAGAAGTTGTAAAAGAGATTCGGAGAACCAAGACGAAATAATGTATCATTAATATATAAAAAATACAATGTCGCGTTACCTTCATAATATTCATATACGACCATCTGTCGTCGACGGTGGGGGCGATTCAGATTTCGGAAAAGAGGAGAACTCTGCGGTCGGAGGTTTCCCCATTTTTACAGAACAATCACTTGACGCT